CTTATTTATACTTTGCTGAATTTCATAAGATCTAAGTTGCTCTTCGTTCATGTTCATGATACGGCCGAGCTGATCTCTTGATAGGCCTCCCTGAACTCCCTGTAGATAAATCTGTTTTCCTAGTTCTTGACGAGATAATCCTAGAGCTGAAGCAAGTGATTCCTGCTCAAGCCTATTCATTTGAGCAAATTCTGCTGCTGTTGCTCCGTTTTTAGCCAACTCAGTAACTACTCCTTCGAGATCGTTATTTAGAGCTAATTCTCTAGCCTTAGCAAGATTTATCTGCTTACCTGTAAAGAGTGTAGCTTCAAGTTCTTTTTCGATAGAAGACTCAAAATCCAAAAGAGAGCTGGCAATTTGATCTACCTTGTTAAGCTCTAATCCAAATCTTCTTGCAGCGGCGGCTGCTCTTCCGATCTGTTCAGGATTACCTCCAAGAGATAATGCAATATCCTCAGAAGTGTTTGCTACATCGCTTAGGACTACTCCGGCTGCTACTCCTCCTCTGGTAGTCTTATTTATACTTTTGGTCGCTCTTACAACGGCTTTATCAAAATCCTGTATTTCTGTTCCGGCAACTTTTGAAAAAAGTCCTATCTTTCCTGCTTGCTCTGCCGATAAACCTAGGAGATTCTTCAGTTCAGATACATCTTGAATCTGTTCATCGGTGAACACTGTGTTAGCAGCAAGTCCAAGCTGTTTTGTAATAGCAACAGAGTTCTCTAATAAATCTCCAACCGAAGCAAACTTAGTATTGAGTCCTGATAAGGCTACGCTTACGTCTCCGGTAAGTCTTTTCAGCTCTACTGTGAGCTTGTTAAGCTTTAAGAATTCCCTGCCTATAGCAGTAATAATGGTAAGCGGGTCGGTAAGAGCAGTTCCTATACCTTTAGCTATACCGGGAATACCGGACATGAGAACTCCAAGTCTACCTGTCGCAGATCCTGCTCCTTCTAGTTCACTGTTTACGTTGTTAAGTTCAGCTATTAAATGGGACCGCTTCTTCTTACCTTTACGAGCTTTTTCTATTTCCTTCTCAAGTTCTACTCGTCTATCCATCAAGGAGTTTATCCGCTGACTTTCTACAGCCGTTGCTCGCATAGCGTCCTGAGCTTCCCTTAGACCTTCCCCGAATATTTCTGAGCTTAGTCCTAGGCTGCCGAAAAGTTTGTTTGTTCCTTTTAAGATTCCTCCTCCGATTCCCATGAGAGAATTAATCTCACGTTCTGCTTTTAACCTACTAATAAGGTTACCTTCTATCTCTTTGATAGCATTGGACTCTTCTCCTATGAGATTAAGAGTATCCGCTAACTGGTCTAATCTTTTTTGTTCAGTATTAGTTAAATTTTCTTTTCCTGCTAAAGTTTTCTGTTCGGTCTCTAAAGCCGTCCGCTGGGCTGTTAAAGTATCTTTTTGAATTTTAAAAGATTTAACTCGATTTTCAAGTTCTTTTTGAGTAAGTAGTCCATATCCATCTGCCTCGGCTGCTAGTTCCTGCCCTATCTTTATTAGAGCACGGCCGGCGTTTCTTGCTTGATTTAGAGCAGGTAGAGCCAGAGCACCTTTTATTTCATTTAGAGCATCAGTTAACTGTCCGTAACTTACACCTAGCCTGTCTACCCCTTTAATGTTTTCTTGGTAAAATTCCTCTGCCTCTTTTCTAGTAACGTTAAACCGGTCTTGTATACTTCTTATTGCCGCTTCTTCTTCTGCATATGCTCCAATATCAGAAGTAGTCTTTACAGGCTCTTTTACTTCTCTAACCTCTCTACCGGAAGCTTCAGCCTGTTGGGTAGGCGTGGATGGGACTATTGATTGTACCGGGCTAGTAGCCGGAACTATCTTCTGCTGTACCTCCTGTGTTAAGGGTTGAGGTTGTTTAGGGGTGGCCGGATTAACCTGTTGATTAACAGTTTGAGTGAGATCCGGTGGTTGAACAGACTCTATAGGACCAACTTCCGGAGTTATCTTTTGAGTAAGATCTTTAGGTTGAGTAGTTTCCGCAGGATTAACTCTTTGGTTTATCTCTTGTTCTAAAGAAGTAGGGGTTGGTATGTCGGCAAGATTAACTTTCTGGTTTATCTCTTGATTTATCTCTTTCTCCCCTAATGGTTGCTTAACAATATCTCTTATTGTTGAAGCAACTTCTTTAAGCTTATCGTAGAACTTAGAAGTAGAAGTTATGGACGAGGAGAACTTCTTGTCGATCGTACCTATTGTCTTACCTAACCTATTTAGAGAAGTTGCGGCTCCCTTAGCCTGTCCGGCCAAACTAGAAAAACTTCGCTGAGTTGCGTTAATATCTTCTTGAAGATAGTTTACTTCTACTCTTAGGGATCCTATGGCTTTCTCTAACTCAGGGAGTTGTCTAATCTGGGATTCATCAAGAATTTTTATAGGATTTTGTCCGATGCGTTGACGAAGGCTGTTTACTCGAGCAAGCATAGTTTCGTACTCTCGAGTAAGTCTATTCAGCTCCTGCTGGTCCCTTATGTTTTGATTCTTAGCCATAGAAGGTAGATTTCATATAAATAGCAAAAGCTCGTAGTTACTTACGAGCCTTTGTGCTATAGCTAGGAGTACGTCTTACGGAGGGCCCTTTAGGAATAGAAGCCTTTTGTTTACCTTTAGCCTTCTCGTACTCTTCTTTTTCTTTTTCGTAGAAATCTGATATTTTCCTGTATGTGTAGTTTCTTAACCATACCGGCATTTCGTATATGGTAGAATGATCGTATCCCCCTTTTCCGTGAAAGACTATTTGATGTATTTGGTCGAATATAGATGCCCTATATTCTGGCGTCAGGCCAAAGAAAGGTGACGCCAATAGGCACCTCCACTCCATCTTCTGGAGCATTGTCAGGGAAGAATCGAAGATCCACATCCGGGGTTATACTTTCAACATGTTTTCTAAATGCTCGAGCATCTCTGGCTAAAAAAGCATTATCAACGAACGACCTAATAGCTGAATCAGTTGAATCTCCGTTAACCGAGGTGATCATATGCTTCATTCTGGTAGAAACCTCAAAAGTTTCTCCTTTTTTAATTTTCTTGAGTCCTTCTATTTCTCTGTCGATTTTGTTCTGATCTTCCTGAGTAAGGAGTTTAAACGTAATTGCGTTATTTGTACTAGGTAGATTATATTCAAATTCATTTTTTCTCCCTTCAAAGATAGAATAATCAATTTCTTTGTGTTCTATCTCAGACAAATCAACCGTGTATTTGATTCCGGCATATTCAAATTCATAATCCTTACCATAGCCCAGAATTCGTGATGCCAGTAGAATAGCATTTTTATCACCGCTTAGAAGATCGTTGAAATTAAACTTAGTAACTACTAAGGACTGAAGAAGCTTATCAACTACAATACCTTTAGCAAGATAGTTCTGGTTTGTAAGAATATCTTCTTCTTTTGCGGTCATGTATTTGATTTCGACTTGACCGCTTGCAAGGGGATGATCTTCAGGATATAGAAGACCTTTAGATGGAAGGTCTACAACCTCGGTGGGGAATTTGAATTCAGAACTCATATAATTAAAACTAGCGTTAATTTAGTATAAATAGTAATATACAAAAAAATGCCCCGCCAGGCCACTTCTACCTGACGGGGACTTATTTTTTCTATTTAATTTGTTAACCTGCTCTTAGTAGTTGAGTACGCAGTAATCCATGGCAAGAGTTACGCTGATCTCAGCAACATCCGAGCTAGACCAATCATAGTCTCCAAACGATGCATCTACGATGAAGGCTCCTTTGATGATCCACTCACCGACGACATCTCCAACAGGGCCTAGTTGGTTTAGAACTACATCCTGCTTGTAGAAGTCGGAGTAGCCGGCACGTCCTGTTACAGACTCATACGAGAGGCGAGCCCACTCCATAACGGCCTGTGCACCAGAAGGAGTAATTGGATCGTAGAGAGTCATATCGACATTGTTCCATTCTCTCTTACCACGAATCTTACGATAGGTGTTGATGTGATCGAGTTTTACCTCTTCGTCTGTGAAGCTCGGAGTCGAAACAGATTTTACCATGAAGGATGGAATATCCTGAAAATACATGATAAATCTGTTCTGAACCTTAGGTTCAAACGCTCTGAACATAATCTCGTTTGAGTCAAGTACTGCCATGTCTTTTGTTTATTTATTTACTATAAATAGTTGGTTATCAAATTATGCTACAAATGTTGCACCTGTAGGCTCGATTGTAAAGTCGAGTACGATGAATTCTGCCGTTTTAGCTGGCTGAATAAATACCTGACCGATTAACTGGTTGCGATCGATCACATCTGCTGTGTTATTCGTATCGTCCATCACGACTCTGTAAGCGTAGAGTCCCTGACGCTGTGTCACCGACTCAAGGTATGGGTTAACTGTGCCGAGGAATCTGTTACGTGTCTGGATCGTGTTCTGTTCGAATACAAGCGACTTAGCAGTATCGGAGAAGAACTTCTTAAGGTCGATAAGAAGACGTCTTACGTTTACGCGGTCGAGTGCCGAAGCTTTCTTCTGCAATGTTTTCTGACCGAATGCTACGATACCTGTTCCAGGGAAGGTAGCGATCGGGTTAACGTTAGCTGTGTAGAGATCATCTCTCTGACCTTTTGTAAGCTTACGCTCGGCCTGAATGGCCCCAACGATACCACCTCTTGTAAGACCTGCAGGAGCAAACCAAGGAGCTGCTGCACTATCTGTGAAGGCGTATAGACCTGGAATAAATAACGAGGCTGGAACGAAGACGTTCTTACCTGTGGCAGACTGTGTCTGTAGCCATGGCCAGTAAGCTGCTGCGTAGGAGCTGTTTAGCGAGGCTGCTATTCCAGTTACGTTCGATACTGTAGCTCCGTGAGAGCGAAGGTCCACTACTGCGATACAATCCCCTCTGGTCTCTGCAAGAGAGATAATCGAATCGATCTGTGTGCTGTGATTTGTTAGATCATAGCAAAGACCTGGTGCCGAAATGATATTGAAGGCGTATTCGTCCTGATTTTCTAGGATCGAGATAGCATCTGCGTAGTCGGCTGGTTTAACACCCTGTGTGTTTGTGCTGTTAATGTCCTTAAAGAACTTACCGATAAGTCCATCGTTAGCAACTTTACCAGTAGCACTACCAAACGATCCAGAAGAAGCTACCGGAAGAGATCCGCTGTAGCTGTAGGTACCATCATCACCCACTGTAACACCGTCTGTGCCGAGGTAGTTTAGAGTTGGAAGATTAACAGCCGAAACTCTAACATATTTGGACCTGTTAACGTATTCTCCTGTTGTGCTGATGTAGGTTACACTACCGTCTGT